GAGAGTAAAATTACAACAGGAATATTTTAAAAATGTTAAAAATGTATGGCTAGAATTTGAGGGAGAAGAAGCAGATAAAAAACATAAAAGCATTTATAACAAGTACAGGAACAAAGATAAATTTCTAGAGATATTACAAAGCAGAGCAGAAAGCTTAATAGAGGATATAGAGTATTACAAGGGAATGTAAAATGTATTTAAGACTATGGAGATTAATGACTATCAAGCAAAAGGAAAAATGGATAAAAGATAATATTAGGAGGTATTGGAAATGAGTTTGGCAAGTGTAATAGAAAAAAATGTATATATGAAATTAGTTGAGGTACAAAGTAAATTAAAAGCACCTAAGAGTCAATTTAATAAGTTTGGTAATTATGCTTATAGAAATTGCGAGGATATACTAGAAGCTTTAAAACCTTTATTAAATGAAGTTAAAGCAATAATAAATATTAGTGATGATGTAGTATTAGTTGGCGAAAGATACTATATAAAAGCTACTGTAAAATTTATATGTGCCGAAAGTGGAGAGGTAATAGAAGCTTCGGCTATGGCTAGAGAAGAAGAAAATAAAAAAGGTATGGATAGTTCACAACTAACAGGCTCAACTTCTTCATATGCTAGAAAATATGCTTTAAATGGTTTATTCGCCATTGATGATACAAAAGATAGTGATACAACAAACACACATAATAAAGACACAAGTAAAGCTTTAAATAATAATGAAGTAATATCAGAAGCACAAGTAAAAAGATTATTTGTATTAGCTAAAGGTAAAGATACAGATAAGGTTAAAGGAATAGTTGATAAATATGGTTTTAAATCAAGCAAAGATATAACAAAAGATAAATATAATTCTATATGTGAAGAAATAGAAAAAATATAAGCTAGGGAAAACTCTAGCTTTTTTATATTTTAGGGGGATTTTATGGACATAAAAAAATGTAAATATAAAATAGTAGTTGATAGCAGAGAGAAAGTAAATAAACATATATTAAAGGTATTTAATAAAGGTTTTGAGAACAAGCCCTCACACCACGATATATACAGGGGCAAAAAATCAACTTATACAGAGCCTATACAATATTATGTGCAAGAAAAAGGATTAAAAGTAGGAGATTATACTATTGCAGTACAACTGCCAAACAAAGAAGTTATTAATTTTAAAAACAGTCTAGTAGTTGAAAGAAAGCAAGATTTAAACGAGTTATGCTCAAATTTATTTGACAGTAAGAGCAAAAACGAAGAAGGTTTAACAAGGTTTGAAAGGGAACTAAAAAGAGCCTATGAGCAGGGAATAAAATTACATTTAGTAATAGAAATAACAGATATGCACTCAAAGATTTTAAGTAGTAGGCACTTTAGATATGACAAAGCTTCTAAGGTTGCACCTGCTTCATTTTATGCTATGTTACACTCTTTAGCTTCTAGGTATAATGTTAGTATTTGGTACTGTGATAAAAAAGATAGTGCAAGACTTATACACGATATATTATATTATGGGGCTAGAGAGTATTTAAAGGTATTTTAAGAGGGGAGTAACATATGAATAATAGTAAGTATTATATAGAGGTAATTAATAACAAAATATGGGCTTATAAAATAATATTTCAAGTAGAGCCTAATACAGTAATTATTCCAAGTAAAATTTATGAAGCTATAAAGTACGATATTTTAGATATAAATAAAAATATAATTATAAGTGATGATTTTAAGGAAATTAAATGTATAAATATGATTAAAGGACTAAGCAATATTTAGTCCTTTTTTGTCGCAAAAAAGCGATAGAAAAATATGTATTTTTTACAACACTTTGAAATATAATAAAATAAGTAAAACAAAATGTGGTGGAGGTGGTAAAGTGAAGCTAAAAGAGTATAGAGAAAGTAAGGGTTATACTCAACAGGATATGGCAGAGATTTTAGGTATTACTCAACAGGCATACAGTAATAAAGAAGTAGGCAAAAGGGGATTTAATACAAAAGAACTTCTTATATTACAAAAGGTACTTGGAGTTAATATTTCAGATATTTATGAGGATTTAAGCAAAGAGATAGACAGGAAATTAAACAACAACTAGGGGGATATATCATAAATGAAGGAAAAATATTTTATTGCACTTGATACAATGAGTATAGACGAATTAGAAATTTGGAGATTATTATACAGGTATTCAAACTATGAAACAGGTGTAACAGGCTATACTATAAATCAATTAGTAATAGGGGCAGATAAAAGATTAAATTTAACAACTCAAAAGGTTAGAACTATATTGAAAAAATTTGAAAAGCAAGGGTATATAAAATTTTTAACAAGTGGAAGTAAGGGTAAAGAAAGCACTTTGTTAATAACAATTAAGCAACAACTATTCAACAACAATTCAACAAATAAAAATGAGAGTTTGCAAGGTGTTGAAGATTTACCTAACAATAATCTAACAACTAAGCAACAACACTACAAAGAGAAAAAGAATAATAATAAAAATAATTATGATTTAATTATTGAAGCTTATACTGATAATATTAATTTAATTGAAACTATAAAAGACTTTATAAGTATGAGAAAAACAATTAAAAAGCCTGTTACTGATAGGGCATTAAAAACATTACTTAAAAAGCTAGATACTATAACAAATAATGATGATGAAAAAATAGAAGTGCTAGAAAATAGCATTAATAATTGTTGGTTATCAGTATATGAGCCAAAAAATAAAAAAGCACCTACTAGCATAGGTACTCAAAATAAAAATAATTTCAATAGTAGTATATGCCAAAGTAAAGGCTCGAATACAGAGAAAATAAAATTTGTAAATAATTTTTAATATAAGAAAGGGGCTATAAAATGGAACTTAAAAAAGTTGTTGAGGATATAAAGTTTAATTTAAATAGTGAAGCTATAAAAAATAAAATAGCCTTAGATAGAAATTTAAAATTAAATAATCAAAATAAATGTTTATGTTTTAAACATAATGAAACTAATCCAAGTATGAGCTTTGACCCTAAAACTAATAAATTTAAATGTTTTAGTTGTGGGGCAAGTGTAGATATATTTGAGCATTACCAAGAATTTTATAATTTATCATTTTTAGAAGCTTCAAAAAGCATTATAAAAGATTTTAATTTAAATATTGATATAAATATTAAGCAAAGCGAAAGAAGGGCTAGAAAAAGCCCTACAAAGCATAATTCTTATAACAATAAAGTATTAAGCTATTGTAATAAAAGGGGAATATCTAAAAACACCCTAGATTATGCAGGAATAAAAGAAAATAAAGATAATGTATGCTTTGAATATAAAAATGAATTAGGAGAGCATATAGCAAACAAATACAGATTTACTTCTAAAAATGCAAAGCCTAAAATGTTATTTGAAGCAGATACAAATATAAATACCTTATTTAATATGGATAAAGTAGATATAACAAAGCCCTTAGTAATTACAGAAGGGGAATTTGATACTTTAGCATTAATTGAAGCAGGATATAAAAATAGTGTGTCAATTCCTAGTGGGGTTAATTCAACTAATCAATGGATAACTACAAATTGGGATTTCCTAGAACAATTTGAAGAAATAATTATATGGTTTGATAATGATGAAGCAGGTATAAAAGGGGCTAGAGAAGTATTTAATAGGCTTAGTAATAAAAGTGTAAAATTAGTTATGTGTGACCTTGCAAATGATATAAATGAGGTGTTATTTAAATTTGGTAAAGGTAAAGTATTAGAGCAATTAGAAAAAGCTTATACACCTTTAGTAAGTGGAATAGCTACTCTTGATATGGTAGAGGATTTTAATATATATGAAGCAGATAAGCTAGAAACAGGGATAGAAGCAATAGATAATGATATTTTAGGAATGGTATTTGGAAGCCTTAATGTATTAAGTGGGAGAAACGGTGCAGGAAAAAGTACAATTTTAAATCAAATATACATTGGAGAAGCTATAAGACAAAACCATAAGGTATTCCTATTTAGTGGAGAACTTGTTGCAGGTAATGTAAAGGAATGGCTACTTAGGACTTTAGCTAATGAGCAGGATCTAATTGAGTTTACTGCCAAAAACAACAGGAAGTATAAAATGTTAAGTAGTGAAGGTAAAAAAAGATTAGTTGAAAATATTAAAGATAAATTTTACTTATATGATAGCGAAGAATATAACATAGATATGGTATTAAACAAAATGGAAATACTAGCTAAAAGGCAAGGGGTAAAAGTATTTGTAATAGATAACTTGATGATACTTGAAATGAGTGCTACTGATGAATTAAAAGCACAAAGTGAAGCTATAAAGAAATTAAAAGCTTTTGCAAAGAAATATAATGCAATAGTTCATTTAGTAGCACACCCTAGAAAAAGTATGAATGAAGAAATAACAAAAGATGATGTAAGTGGAAGTGCTAACATAACCAACTTAGCAGATTATGTAACAATATTAGAAAGAAATTTTAAAGAGGACAGAGAATATGATGCTAAGTTAAGCATAGTAAAAAATAGACATACAGGAGTTAATACAAGTGTTGCACTAAAATTTGATAGTGATAGAAAAAGATTTTATAGTTCTTCTATGATGTTAGAACTAGGAGTAAATTATTTTGATACTAGATTTACACAAGTTAATTTGGAAGATTTCACTTGGTAAAGGGGCTAGATTATGGAAGAATTATTAAAACAGTATGAGCAAGTTTTAAATAGGTTATTTAATGCAGATAAATGGCTTAAAGATAAAGGTATAGATAGTTGGGAATTTATAAAGGGCAAGAAAGCTTATATAGAGTATAATAAATTATTAAAAGAAGCAGAACAACTCCAAAAGGATTTGCACAAACATTACAAAATAGCTACTTATTAAGTAGCTTTTTTTTATTTTAAAAAATTTTAAAAAAAGTTGAATAAAAGTTGAATAAAAGTGTTGCAAATATGCAACAATAATAATATAATTTAAGTATAGTTAATAAATAATAAATGAAAAGGGGTAATGAAAATGATAAATAAAAATTATAGAGCAACAGATTTAATAGAATTATGTGATAAGTTAGTAGGAGAATATATAGGTAGTTGGGAATTTACATACAAAAATAGATACAGTTTAAAAAGTAGATTATCAGATATAATAGGGCTAGACTTTGCAATGTATGGAGAAGAATTTAGACTTAGATTATACAATGATATTAAAAATATGATGTTTATTGATGATGAAGGCGATTTACATTATAAAGAATTTTAATAAAAGGCTAGTGTAAACTAGTTTTCTATATAACATATATAGTTCGTGGTTATAATTTATAATATATATATAGGAGGATTTAAGAAAATGAGAAATTTTAAAATAGAGGGAACAAGATTTGAAATAGGAAATATATGTGATAGTTTTTATAAATATGAGGTGTATATGCTTAGTGATAATATGTTAATAAGGATAGGCAGAAGCAATACATTAAGAGAAGGTAAAGAAGTTGCATATAATTATGTAAAAAAAATGAAAGAAATAGAAGAATATAACAAAAAAGCACAAGAAACAGAAAGAAAACACATAGATAAACTAGACAATACAAAGATATATTGTTCTGAATGTGGAAAAGAATTAGATATTGATGAAAAGATACATCTAGAAGATATATGTACTAAATGTGTAAAAACATATTATTAAAAGGTGGTGCAATTATGGAAGAAATTTATTGTAGTATATGTGGGGAAGAATTATCGCAGGAAGAAATACAGGATAATATAGATACTTGTATAGAGTGTTCAATGAAAAAATTTATAATATATAAAATGAAGGAAGCTAGAGGATAAACTAGCTTCTTTTTTTGTCTAAAAAAGGCGAACAAAAGTTGGTATGTAAATACGTATATATATACATAAATATGTAGAAATATGGTATAATAAGAATATATGCGAGGTGATTTAGTGAAAGTAAATAAAACAATTAGTATAGATATAAATGTACTAAATGAAATGTTAGCATATTGTAAAAAGAGTGGGCTTACTTTTAGTGGGTTAGTCGTTCATATGTGGAAGGCTTATAGTAAGACATTTAAATAAGACAGGGAT